TCTTGCAAACTGTGCAACTTTTTTTCTGTTCTTGTAGATAGTTGTTGCACATGCGGCCTCACCCATCTTTTTCTGCCCTTGACCCCTGGATGCTCCATCGCAAAAAACTTCAATATGCACAAAAAAAACCTAACTTATTTTAATATTGTATCTAATATCATATCTTTTTGCTGTCTCAATAATATTATTTTCCTGAGATAAAGACCCCGCTAAATATGTAGCTCTTAAAAGATACCTTTGCCCTGATAATTCAACTTGAGTTGGAAAATCAAGAGAATCTCTTTTTTCTGAATAAAATTCTTCACTTGTCTGAACAGATTTATAATTAGCTATATACATTTAGTCCCCTAGTATGTACTGAAGTCAGACTCCGAATAAAATCCTTTTTCTTCTCTAGCAGAAGCAATCTGCATAGATTGAACTTTATCCAAAAGTTTTCTTGTAGACTCCGAAGATATTCTAGCCGCCGACTCCATTGACTCAGCTAAGTTGACTATAGCCTCAGAAGTAACAAGGGCCATATATTCACTATCAGCGGCCTCAAGGGCGTTAGCTTCTCTCTCAGCCTCGTTCTTGCCGACTCTGTTGGCTTTGTAAACCTTCTTGTATCTGCCCTCTATTAATTTATATTGAGCTCTGGCCATCCCAGCAAAGCGAGCAACTCTGCCATATACGTTAGAGCTTCTGGCGACTAGGGAGCCCAATTGGTTAAGAGATAAGTCGACTACGTCCATGTCTGGTATAGTAATGAAGTAATCACCATTCTTATCCCCAGAAGCGTATGCTTCAATTACTTCTTTAATTTGAGGGTCAATAAATTCTGATAATAAATCATTCAGCTTCTGCATCGATTGCAGGTTCATGTCTACCTTCTTTGTTTTTGAACAGATACATGATATCTTCTAGATTAGAGTTTATCACAATATCTTTTACCTTTGTTCTTATTTTAGACAAATGTTCCCTTACGGTATTTGGGTGTTCTGTAATTTTTTTACTTATTTCGCTCGATCTTAAACCATCAATATATCTCCATTTCAAAAGCTGTCTCTCCTGTATAGTCAAGTGGACAAATGGCTCTTCACATGTTTCCCCAAGAACCCAAAACTCATTAATGTCATCAGTTGCCAGTAACTCTTGAATCTCATATTCTTGAGGAGGGGCTTTAAATCCGGGTGAAGATTCACCTTCACTGTCTTCGTTAGCGTCATCAGCTAACAGCGGAAAAGTTTTTCGACCTAATTGATCTATAAGGAGTGTGTCTACATTCTTTTTTAATAAATAGAAAAAATAGCTGTAAAGAAATCCGCTAAAAGGAATTGGTCCCTTCTCTGAATCTTTTCTCTGGTATCTTGTTATGCACTGGAAAAATGTCATGTCCACAGTTTGACGAACATCTTCTTCATCGCCATATCTTTTTGCCATGTAGGTTATGCCGTCGTATACATTCGTTTACATGCTTGTATCCAGCTTGATTTAATTGATTTTTCATTAAAGCGAAACGAACATACGAATCTTTGATAAATAGAGAAACAAATCTCCTGATATCATAATCCCCTAAATTGTATTTTCCATAATATAACATAGTCGTATACTTTGTTAAAAAGTTGTTAAAGACCTTCAGTAGTTCTACTTGCGCTTTTTCGCTTCCACCCTTTGCCTTTGCAATTAGGTCCTGCATTTCGTCTTCTTTTAAGTTATAATACTGCTCCTTATAAGCTGCCATTATTTTCCTTCCCAATTAATAATTTTGTTAGAATAAATTTTTCTAATATCCTCATAGAATATGACTTGAGGAATTTCTAGTTCCATAGCAAAGTCTTTAGCATTAGTTGAATACTTGCTAATTATAAAAGTTAACTTGTCGAATTCTTTTCTATAATACCTTTTAAATCTTTTTATCTTTATCTTGCTTTTATCATCAAGGTAACCTTTTAGTTCTATCCATGAATCATCTTTGTTAATGAAAAAGTCAGGAGTATACGCTTTCGTTCCGTTTTTGAATCGGGAAAGGGAATACAGTAGGTTCAAACTCAAATTTTATTTTGTACGCATTAAGTATTCTTGCGAAGTTAGCTTCCCAGTTAGACCTCAGCGTCATGCCCAAGTCTTCCCTGAAAGAAGTATTAGTATGTTGATACGAATTGCCCTTACCATTTCTTTTTGGGGCGACCTCTTTTATTATCTCTTCATCCATTTTATCAATCTTTGCTTTTTTGAAATTAGGATGGTTTTTTAAAGAAGAAATTTTCAGAAAATATTCTTCTGGGTTGACAATCACTAGGTCTTTCATGGTATCCTCTATACATAATAATATTCACTATGATCCATTATAAAGTATAAGTTAAAGAAAAACAAGAAATTTGTGACAAAAGGTTGCAAATCAGACAAAAAGAAAGTATCATTCAGAATATGAACAACACACTAGATACCATCATCAGCTCCATGATCATTGAAATGAACGAAGAGATCATTGACAACCTTACTGGGACCCTCGGCTACAGCCGTGAAGAAGCAGCAAAAGTTGTTACTGAATACTCCGACTTTGACCTCTCTGCTCATGCAGCTGAATTCCCAGTAACAAACACTGAATCTAATTTCTAATTACAAATAGAAAAACCCCCTCTGGAGAAATCCAGGGGGGGTTTTTTTAATGTTTAAGCTCTTGCTCTTTTCTTATTTCTGAATACTCCAGTATTGCAAGCACCAGACTTTGCATGCTCGCAAAAAGAACAAGTAAATTCGTTTTTAGTTGGGTGAAATGAAGAGTCATTAACCACTTCGGATATGGATGCAATTAATCTTGATTTAACGTTCTCTATATCTTCTTTACTAAAAGTATGACCTTTTTTCTTGCCCGACCTTAAATAGTGGAGTTCTGCTGTGATTTCTTTATCTGGAAAGATCTCCGATACAGCTAGTGCATAAATGCCAAGCTGCAAGTTGTCCTTCACTCCCTTTTGGGATACTTCCCATTTACCGGTCTTGTAGTCTATTATCTTTATACTTTTTTCATCAATGAGATCTACCCTATCTATGTATCCAACAACAAGATAAGTACCTATAATAAATTTAAAACCTAATTCTTTTTCATATATACTAAAATCAATGTCCTGATATTCATCATAAAATTCGTCTAGTATTTGTGATCCAACATCTATTAACTCTTTTGGAATTTTGTTATCAGGATCGTAAGAAGATACATTGCTTACGAAAGAAGCAGATAGCTCTTCATGATCTACCCTTTTATTATTGTCTAAACACTCTTCTAATACCGAGTGTACTATATTTCCGCAAAACAGCTGGTTCGTTAAATGATCTAGGTTCTTTTTGAATATAAGTATAAAAGTATTTTGATGGACACATTTTATATGTATCTAATCTAGAATAACTAAAATCTACTAATGCAAGCTTTTCTAAATCTGTTAAATCATCAATTAATCTTATTTTTATCAAAATTATTCCTCTTCATTTTCTTTTTCTGGGTCATAAATTAAAACTCCATTTTCATCATATTCTTTTCCCAGCTCATCCATAGTATGACCATTGTGCTTATTGTAATAAACACTTTCACCAACCGGAACCCAACCAGTATTACCTATTTCCATGAAGTCATCTTCTAAATAAGGCCATTCTCTAGTCATTCCTCAACCTCTACTGTACATTCTGATATATCTTCTATGTTTATATAGTAATTAAGAACAGTATAAAGATCTTTTAATTCTTCTTTTGTAGCCCAAAACCCAACAGCACCAGACATCAAAAAAAACTTATCACTATAGCCAAGAGTGGACTCAGCATATTCGATTAAGGTGATGTTAGCTTTTGCTATTCTTCCAATTTCTTTCTTATTCATTAGTCCTCCGTAATTGTAATTGGATTAAAGTTTGGATCATTCATTTTTTCTCTCATATCATTGACGTATGAGTCCCAGTCTCTCTCATCTTCTGATATTTTTTCGTATTTGACTTGTCCTTTAAATGGATTTGTTTTGAATTTAGTCATAATTAATCTGCCCTCTTGAGTCTTCCATCTAAGGGTACCGTTCTTACAGTCACAGAAATCACCTTGATCAGGTACTACTTTTCCAAAAGGATCATATCTACCACTACATTGATTACATTTAGTGTATCGACCTTTATCCCCGCACCTAGTGCAAGATGTGCAAAGAGTCCAACATGGTTTATTGCTCGGATTTTCATAACTACCTGGTAAGGCCATTTTAGCTCCCTATTCTAACTATTTCTTTAAGATTGTTTTCTATTTTTAATGAAGTTGTTTTTTTGAATTTAAAAACTATTCTTTTATTATCTTCTAAATATTCTAAATAAACATTAGTAGATCCATTTGTGTTTTCTATTATATCATAAAGGCTTTTAATTACATCCAAAGATGGTTCATGAGGTAATGATAATCTAATGGATTTTGTGTTAATTGCTTTATCTGTATCTATTTTTTGATGAGAATTATAAAATAATTTTATTATAGCTTGCTCATCATCATTTTCCCTATTAATTGATCCAGCCATAACAAATACATCTCCCTGATTAAATTCAGTATCAGATATATTTTTAGCTTCTCTTGGGAATATGATCACTTCAATTTCACCAGTTAAATCTTCTAATGCTAACTTGAACATTTTTTGTCCTTTTTTAGTTATCATTTTTTTAACCGATGTCAGTATTCCGCCTACCTTAACATTAAAACCATTATTTAATTCAGAAAGATCAGATATATCCATATCGACCAAAGGCTTTACTGTATCCACCATTCCCTCCATGGGGTGTTTAGATACATATATTCCTAATTCTTCTTTTTCTTTTTCAAGAATAGAAAGTTCACTGTGTCTATTTATATCTAACTCTTCTTCGATATCAATTAATTCGTCTAATGCGCCAGACATCGTAAAATGTTCTAATGTTGACTTTTTGAGCACTGCAGGATCTGTTCTTCTAAAGAAATCATATATGCTGAGGTATGGGCTATTAATATCTCTACACTGGATAACTGCTTCTGCGATAGAGTCGCCAATACCATTTATGGCTGAAAGTCCAAAGATAATATTATTATCATCTAAAACATTAAAGTCTTTTCCTGATTTATTGATCGAAGGCGTATGAACTTTTATGCCAAGTTTTCTACAATCAGAAAGGTACAAAGACTGCTTTTCTTTATTCCCCACAACTGAACTCATCAATGCAGCCATATACTCTGCCATATAGTTTGTTTTAAGATAAGCTGTTACATACGAAATCATAGCATAGCTTGCAGCATGGGCTCTGTTGAAACCATATCCTCCAAAATACTCAATGTCTGAATATATTTTATTAGCTTTATTTTCGTCTAAATCTGAAGTTGCAATGCATCCTTCAACAAATTTCTTTCTGAATAAAGATATCTTATCCATCTGCTTTTTACCGATAGCCTTACGTAAATCATCAGCTTCTGCTGAAGAGAAACCTGCAAGTTCTCTGGAAACAGCTAAAACGTCTTCCTGATACAACATGATCCCCAGTGATGGTCCAAGTACCTTTTCTAGTTTTGGATGATCGTAAGCTATCTTGCTTCTGCCATGCTTTCTATCTATATAAAGCTTGTCCATCCCAGAACCCATCGGACCTGGTCTATACAAAGAGATCAAGGCCATAATGTCTTGGATATCTCGTGGTTGAAGTTGGACCATTAGCTCACGCATACCAGCAGACTCTAACTGAAAAACTCCTACAGCGTTACCTTTAGCTAACTGGTCATATGTTTTTTGATCATCAATCGGGATTGTATCTACATCAATATTTACATCTTTATTCTTCTTAACTAATTTTATACAATTATCTATGACTCCTAAGTTTCGCAGACCCAAGAAGTCGATCTTAAGCAGTCCACACTGCTCTACTCTGCCCATGTCCCACTGAGTAACTATTGGGCTATCTACTCCCTTTTTCATGATAGGAAGATATTCGGTTAATTCATTTTTAGATATAACGATACCTGCAGCATGGATACCTGTTTGACGAACTAGGTTTTCTAAACCAAAAGCTGTATCTATAACTATCTTTGCATCTGGGTCTGAATTATACAATTGAGAAAATTCAAAAACCTCCATACAATCTTTTAATGATTTAGAGACGCCAAGTACTGGTGGAGGAACTAATTTAGATACTTTATCGCCAGTAGAAAAATCATACCCAAGAGCTCTTGCGGCATCTCGTATAGACTGTCTAGCGCCAGTTCTGTTGAACGTACATATGTGAGCAACGTGGTCACTACCGTACTTTGTGCGTGCATATTCAATGACCTTATCTCTATGCCTATCGTCAAAGTCTAAGTCTATGTCGGGCATAGACTTTCTTCCCTCTACCAGAAATCTTTCAAACATAAGTCCAAACTTAATTGGGTCTAAGTTTGTAATATCAAAAGCATAAGACAGAACACTGCCTGCAGCAGAACCTCTACCCCAGCCAACTCTAATGTCATTTTCTTTAGCCCATCTAACTAAGTCGGAAACAACTAAAAAGTACTCTGGGAAACCCATTTCCTTAACTACCCTTATCTCATGATTAGCTCTTTCAACTATATGTTCGGGTAATTCATTTCCATAACGTTTTTTTAACCCGTCCCAAGCCAATCTTTCAAAATAATCTACTGATGTTTCTTGTGTTGGAATTGGAAAATTAGGAAAGTGTATATCACCAAAGTTTAGATCAACATCGATCATATCATTGACATGCATTGTATTTCTAAGAAGCTCTTCAGAGAAGATAGAAGCCATTTCATCATATGATTGTAGGTAGAACTGATCTCCAGAAAAAGAAAACCTATTGGGAGTGTGTATATTTGAGTTAGTTGCCACACAGAGCATTATGTCATGAGCATTGGCGTCGTTCTGGTGAACGTAGTGGCAATCACCAGATGGAACAACTTTTGCACCAATATAATCAGCTAATCTAATTAAATCGGGTATGATAGAAAGCTGTTCTTCAATACCGTGGTTTTGAATCTCTATAAAATAGTTTTCTGCACCTACGATTGATTGCATTGTTGTGGCGTGCTTTAAGGCGGTATTGTAATCTTTTCTGAGGAGAGCCTGAGATACTTCCCCGTTTAAGCATCCAGATAAAACTATAATGCCCTCTGAATGTTCAGATATTAAATCATGGTCTATTCTAGGTTTAACATAATACCCTTCAGTAAAAGCTCTAGACGACATCTTAATAATATTGTGATATCCAATATTATTTTTAGCTAGTATAGTTATGTGATATGGGCCTCTTTGCTCCCATTCATTTTTCGAAGGACCAGATCTTTCTTCTTCGTCTCTATCAAACCTACTTTTTCTTGCTTGATAAAATTCAGATCCAAGAATTGGTTTTACCCCCGCTGCTTTTCCTGCATCGTAAAAGTCTAGCCATGAATGTATATTTCCATGATCAGTGGTAGCTAGTCCGAGTCATCCCTAATGACTTAGCTCTTTCTAGATATTGTTCTACGCTACCATGCCCGTCTAACATGGAGAATACGGTATGGTTGTGTAGGTTGGTCCAGTTTTTCACTAGAGGCCTCTTTCTCTATCTAGCTGATTTATTGCTTGTTGTCTTTGCGATCTCATAACTATGATTACAACTCCTCCACAATATTTGCAGACTGGAGGAGTTCCGTTCTGTGCAAAAACGCTTCTGAACATTGTACTATCCATTTGATCTGATTTACATTCGGAACATAGTCCAATTGCATCGTCTTCTTGATTACTCATGATTTACCTCCTTCTTTGTTGAATATGCAAAACGTACTGGTGATGGTGACGACTTTTCATTCGTTTCAATAAATTTTCCATTTACTTTTACCCATTTATTCTTTTGCTCTAAAGAACATTCACCACATCCAACTCCAACAGAGTTTGCTCTTTCGCAAGTATATGGTCTTCCTCCAATGCCCATATCTCTTCTTTTTATCCAATCGTTAATATGGGCTGAAGATTTAGATATATTATAGTCTTCGCAATTGCTTAGGATTTCATGAAAATATTCGACTGATTCTTCTGAATAAGTCAATATAGAACATAAAAATAATCTAGCCTCATGCTCTAAGTAATGTTTTTCTTTAGCTTGTTGCTCTAACTTTTTAATTGCGCTGCATTGAGTAAGTAGTTTTTCTTTTTCAAATACTTTTTCTGATTCGCTAAAAGTTTTATTGCCAGAAGAACCGTACTGATTAAAGTGAGAAAATATATCCTTTGGCTTGTTCTTTTCAGAATCAACCTGTCTTACATAATCGGCGTACCATTCATTCGCTGAGTGAGAAAATTCTTGATCATTTACAAATGGTTCATGATAATCTTTACAATAAGATGTAATTTCATCTATGTCGCTGAATAGCATTTCTTTACTAATTATATTCTTGTACAAACCAGTATCTTGGTGCTTAGAACCTTCAAGTCTCCACATTCTTCTAGGGTCATAAACGCTAAAATCTAAAGAAGATAGATCAAGTTTATTCTTAACATCATTAGCGATGTGTCTAAATATAATAGGAAGATTATTTCCCGGGTTAATCCCCAAGGCAATAACTTCACACTCTATGTGGAAACCCTTTTTCCCAGTAAAGTAAACAATTATAGATTGTTCTGGTATGAACTGATTTAAATAAGAATATAACTTTTTTACTTCGCTATAAGAAATCTGCATATCTTCATTATCTATATCAAAATACAAAGAACCAAATCTAACAGCAGATGTTAAGTCTTCTGAGTTAAATCTCCATATGGATGTATATATTCCCGTATTGTTATATTTTTGTGCGTAAGAATTAACCCTACGGTACTCGTACAGCATGGTTCCGTCTTTGTCTTTTTCTCTGATAACTCTCTTAAGGGATGTTACATATCTTGCTAGTTCAACATATTTCCATTGAGAATAAAATTCATTTTTTGATGAGATTTTCATTTTATTTGCGTTTTTCCCAAATCTTCTTTTATATTCCAAACTATGAGTTTGTTTTCGCTGTTCATGTGTTCACTATAGGATCTATAATAAATAGATTCTTTAATATAAAACTCCATATTTTCTATAGCAATCATTCTAGCTGAAATAATTTCATCACTATTCATATTATTGGCTTTCTAAAATCCATCTTTCCTTTAATACGTTATCTCCGTCAACTATATAGTGAAGTTTTGAAGCCATATTATCCGCCAAATGAACAATCATGTCCAGATAAGTAACTGGAACAGTTTCAGGGACAGGAGACCATGGGCCCATATGGCATCGTACTAGTCTAAGAATTGATTGCACTGTCTCTTCATCTATATAAAGGGTTGATGAATTAGCTTCTGAGGTATACTTTCTATCGTTTTCTTGGCATTTCTTTACAAAATTACCAACAGTATACGGATGCAGTGGGTCGTATGTAAAACTTGTTGGGTCAGAACAGGATTCGTCTCCAACACCTTTAGTCACATCATGTAGTAAGCAAGCAGAAAAAACAAGATCTCTCTCTGAAGACGTTAAGGAATATGAATCAGATATGACTTTAGCTGCCCTAACGACTCTCTTTGTGTGCAAAACGTTTCCGCCACCATTATGCTCGTCTGGTGGATGATACTTGCCAGAAAAACTAGAGGGTATAACCCAGAACATTTTAGCTTGCAGAAGAACAGATCTAGTAAATAATTTTATATTTAAATTATCTATCATGTTTATTTCATCTAAAAGTGGTTTAAGTACCTTATCTTCTTCTTCATTTGAATTGAATATGGGTTCGTCACTTAATAGATCATCTAATATTGATTTATTTTTACTCGTCATCTTGATCCCATTCTAGTGTTAGTGCTTCTATTTTCTTATAGGTTGAATCTATTATATCATTGATAAACTGTTCTGGAGATTTATCAAACACATGTGATATTTCAATTATCTTTTCAGTTCTTTCTAAGTTTAATATAAAACCTAGTTGAAAATCTTCATCCATTATTAATTTTTTTCTCAGGTTTCCATTTTGAGCAAGGGGTATCGAATGGGCATTTTTTACAATACCAAGTTAATCCTCTTCTTGGAATAAATTTTTCGGTGTTGAATATCTCATCGCACCAAAACTTTAATGAATTAACGTCATCTTCTAGAATTTCATATTCATTAAACTGTGCACTTTGGCTGGCTAAGTCACAATAGCCAACTTTAAGTCTAGAAATTCTTGTAGGGTTTTTGTGAGAAAACGCTGAATAAATAGTTGTAAAATCAATTTGATTCATATGCTGATGATTATTTTTATAGTTAAACATTAACTTAATTACATAATAATTATTATCTTTATATAATATAATATCAAATTTGTCTTTTATCTTTACATCTTTACTTATAGGGAAAACGAATTCTTCGTTAATAGCTATGGGTATAAAGGATGAATCGGAAAAATGTTCATGAAAAGAAAGAAGTATATTAGCAGCTTTACTGGTTAAACTGGCGTTATTACCATAGGCGCTTTCGTGCTGTTCTGTCATAATATCGTAAGCTGATATATCTTTTGAAAACCATAGCTTTTCCCATCTATTTAAGAGGGAGGCATAAGAGGGCGTATACCCTCCTTGTTTTTTGTAAAAGAAAAAATATACAATATCTTTTATTGTATTTTCAAATCTTTCACTTAATAAATCACGACCACCTATTGTCTCTGGCAGTTGTTGTTCATGTCTATAGTTAAATAGTAAAGAACAAGTTTTAAAATCTTTGATTGAATTTGGTGTTACTAATTTCATTAGCTTAACATACCTCCATTTAATAAATCATCTAGTATAGAATTAGACTCATAGGATTCTTCAGTAACTATTTCGTAGTCTTCATATGATTTTCTAGAATCAACATATCTAACTAGAGGAGGATCGTAAACGAAAGTAGATCCAGTAATTCTGTTTTTGGGGATTTGCAATTGCATGACTGTGTCGTCTTCAGTTTCATCGCCACTAACTAATCTTTTTTCTGTAATAAATATTGTTACTGCACATTTTTGTTGAATAGCTAAAGATCCACCGGTATCAGATTGCTGCACAACTTCTCGTTTTTCTTTCATTCTATTTGAATTCTCTTGAGCAGTAATGATAAGAACGCAATTCATATCTCTAGCCAACTTTTCAAGTCGAACCATCATCTCTTCGAATTCACCCCAACGAGCTTTACCTTTTCCTTTGGTAAACATAGACTGAATCGTATCTATAACTATTACATCTGGTATATCTTTACCATGGCCCAAGATATCTCTAAGCCATTTTTCTAGATCTTCGAAGTAAGGAGTATCGGGATCATGTTTAACCATTAATCTGTCTCCCCATTCTAATAATCTAGACTTGAAAAGGTTTGAGTATTTTAGCTTCTCCTCAACTGACCATCTGTCAGCATTGGCGTACACGTTCTGCCCAATCACTTGGGTCATCAATACTCTCTCCCAGTGGGATTGTGCTTCCTCGAAATTGACATACAAAGCCCTATAGCCTGTACTGACCCAGTGGTTAACTAGGCACTTGGCAAACGTACTCTTACCCTTGCCAGAGGGTGCTATGATAGCGTGTACGGCCCCTTTGAAGAAGCCTCCCTCATCAGTGTACCCCATAGCCCTATTAAGGGCCTTAAATTGCGTAGGCATGAAGTCTGGTACGTTAAGTAGGTCATCTACCCTATTTACCATCTGAGTAGCAGTGGTGACAGTATCTAGTGGATTGTACTCAGTCGTATTCTCTAAGTCACGTATTGAAGAAGCTAGGCTATTGATTCTTTCAATCTCTTGATCACTTTTTATCCCCTTATTTAAAACAAGATGTTTAAGTTCCTCTAAGTAATCTAACTGTTTTCTTTTCGATGCTTTGTGGTTTATTATCTTAGATACTGATTCTTTATTTGATAGTTCTAGCTTGACCAAAGTATCCATCATTGAGTCGACACCAGCTGATCCACCAAGTGCAGTGTGTATATTGGTTTCTGATTCTAACCAGGTCTTAAAAGCTACTGGATCAACTAGGTCCAATTTTGTTAAATCATGGAAAGATAAAATAGCTTCGTAGAATTCACCAATACCCTTTTGATTATGTATAAAACCAACTTCGCTTGGATCTATATGTTCTTTAAAAAATTCAATAGCTCCTGGGTCCTTAAATGAAAGAGCAAATAATTGATATTCAATAGGATATTCTTGTATATCAGTATCTTGGTCTGTCATTGGTTTTTCTTTCTCTGCTTCATTTCTCTGTAGAGCTTTTTATTCTGTTCGCTTTTTTTTCTTTTTTGCTCCTGATAAAATTCACTATCAGTTACTTTCTTCTTTAATGGATTAGGCTCTTTTTCTTTCCATTGACTATCTCTAATTGCGGTTAATATTCTAGAGTATACAGACTCCTCTGTCAAAAGATCATTGTAGCGAAATACAACAAGAGCTATACCTTGATCTTTACACATTTGCATTTTGATAACATCTCTTTTTTGAGCTTCTTCAAAATCATATTTAGAATCAAAGAATCTTTCGGTATAATAAAAATGTTGTCTACCGTGAAACTCTGCAGCCAGTTTATAACTAGGACAATAAACGTCTAGTCTTAATCTATCCCCTAAATGATATTCGTTAATAATCTTTTCATTAGGAAGAAGTTTTTTCATTACAGAAGTCAAAGCTGCCTGACCTCTTGATGTTTTTTTCTTTTGTTGTTTAATCCAATTAAGACCTAAATGATTTATTTTTTTATTTAAATCTTTAATTGAAACATCAAGTTCTTTGGCTATTTCAGGCAAAGATAAATTAGAATCTAAAAGAAGATCTATAAGAAAAAGATCATCATCAATTTCTGTATCTATCTTTCTTTTCATTTTCTTTTTCTCTCATTTTATTAAGATAATTAGTTCTTGCAAAAGAGAATACTTTGCCTAGATCTATCATTGACATGTTAAGCTCGTTCCATATTTTAGCTGGAAGAGCAGATGAAAGAAGAGGACAATCGAATAAACAATAATCAACCTTACCATCAAATTTTTCTATTGAAGAGAAGATCGAGTCAACTTTATCATAGAAGTCATTATAAGGAACATTAATAACATCAACAGGATTGCCAAGCATCTTGTTTATTATTTTTTTATCATGAAAGCTTACAACTATAAAAGAACTATCTCTGATGTAATGATTAGTAAATGAGTTAAAGATTGATTCATCAGAACTATAATATTGTTCTAGGGTAGTTGAATCATAGTATGTCTCATCTTTTAATACTTGAGAAAAATTTGATAAATTATCTTCTTCTCCAGAATAGATAAAAGCTGGTGGCAAGCCTTTCATGTAGTTTTTATCGACAATATTGAATGAATTTTGTATAGATCTAGTAAAAGACTTGTTAGGTCTCTTGTCTCCATTTATAGAGTTACCCATAGCCATGAGAGAAGATCTAGGGAAGTTGATAAGAGCAAATTTTTCTTTGCTATTCATCTTTTCTGTTAATGTTGTAATTGTTTTTGCGTTATTTAATATAATCATTTTATATACCGAAATTTCCCCAATTTATAAGTGCTGGATTTGTATCTATTATTGAATTGATATGATTGATGTTATGAAACTCACCACCGTCTAAAGTAGAGTATCTTTCGTACTTAGCCTGCTTGTCTTCGTCTTTTACATAACCAAGATGCTTCATCATTAATCCAGAGTCTGCCCAATAATTTCTTTGTCTGACCCAATCAACTACATAATTTGGTTCAGAACCACAAGCCAGTTTTCTGTTTATAAAACCACCACCAGACTGATATCTGAATAGTCTAGAGCTATTAGTAGGAGCCCAAGCCTTATCTATTCTATATTGAGTTTCATTCCACATATGATAAAACTTTATATTTATGACATCATAAGGAGAAACTTTTACTACATCTCTTAGATCTGCTTCGGATGAATGATAGAGCAGCTCGTCACAATCTATTGCTAAAACCCAATCACCTAAAGACGCAACATTCTCCAGATTACCCCAAGCAAAAGCTCTTAACTTTCCTTCGTGTTCTGTAAATAAAGGAGATTCAGTCTGAAATACTTCACAGTACTTCGAGGCAATCTGGGGTGTGTTATCGGTTGAGCAGTCGTCTGTAAAAACTATTTTATCTACTTGAGTAGATAATCTTTCTAAAACTTCTTCTAAATATCTGTTGGATTCATTTCTTCCAACTATTTGTGCAATTATCATATAACCTCTTTAGTAAAGAAAAAGTAGGGGGATATTCCCCCTACTTTTCCAGCAAACATTGGATTAGGCTTCTAGCATCTCACGAGCATCGATAGCCGAAATACGATCAATCTCTGTGTGCTTAGAGAGAACTTCGCCAGTGATGCCACGACGGCCCATGGCCAACTTTTCTGCATCAGCTTTTGAGCTAGCCTTTACAAGAGCAGTTGTAGTAACCTCAAAATACTTGAACTTATTATCTGACATTTATTTTCCTTTTGTTTGTGACTGTTAAGCCAATTAATATGACGGTTTAATTATATCAGTATGAGTCGATTGAATCAACTTGTAGGAAAACTTTTTAATCAATCTCTCCAAAGCCACTGTGGATTTTGTTTAGTCCACTCTATTGTTAGCTCTAAAGACTTTTCTAATGGCATTGGGGGAACCCATCCGGCATTTGCTAGCTTTGTTCCATCTAATGCATAGCGAAGATCGTGTCCTGGTCTTGTTGTATGAAAGTCTTCAAACTTAAACTTGAGTTCTTTACCCCAATACTCTGCTACAAGTTCCGCCATCTCGAGATTATCGATTTCTCTTTCGCCAACAATATGATATTTGTCTGGTCGATCTGAATTTGGATAATCTATTGCAGGAAGATTATTTAAGATAAAGACTAAAGCATCTGCTTGGTTTCTTGCGTGCAAGTAGAATCTTGATCCAACATTCTCAGGAGTGCCATGAATTGTCATTGGGATATCCTTCTCAAGACAATACATAATCTTTGGAATAAACTTTTCAGGATCCTGACGCTCACCAATAATATTCATGGTGTTAGTAATGATTACTGGAACGCCAAAGGTACGCCAGTAAGATATACACGCTGCTTCTTGTGCGGCTTTTGATCCAGAGTATGGATTAGATGGAAGGATGGTGTCCCATTCCTTGTGAGCATAACCCTTTGGAGCGGGTCCATACACTTCATCTGTTGAGACGTGTAAGAATGCTTCTGGTTTAATTTTACGTGCAAGCTCTAGCATGTTAACAACGAGTGCTACGTTGTTCATGATAAATGGAGCTGGGTCTGTAATTGATCTATCTACGTGTGAATCTGAAGCCATAGAAATAATATAATCAATGTGTCCAATATCTTTTATCATTACGTCAGAGAAAGGTACAGTAAGATCGTGCGTGACAAGCTGAACACGGTGTCTGTTCGCTTCCCAAGAATTAATGGAAGTAATTCTGTCTGTCACTCCACGATGACGGAAAGAGTCAGTGATAACTACATCCCAATCTGTTGTTTTGAAAATATGCTCTAATGTATGATGACCTACAAAGCCACCAGCACCTGTGAGTAATACTCTTTTTTTCATTTTTCTTCCTTTTAATTGATTGGGTAATGTACAGCTATATATTCTACAGCATCTTCTATGTTATCTACTATCTTAGTAGACATATAACGCATGTACGGGCGATCTTTATTTTGATTAGAGCACATTACAACCGTTGGTTGATCGTTATTTTTTGCCCAAGCCATCTCATAGTCTGTCCCTATATATGCTCTATCTTCTAGCATGTATTCAACAAGTAGGATGTCGGATCTTTTTTGCATAAAAGTATTTTTATGGACTATTTCGTCAGGTGACATAGCAGATTCTTCTGGTATAGAAGTTGGGTCTAAAACGCTATAGCCTCTTTGAGTTAACATAAAAGTTGCTTCTTGTCGCCATCCCTTTGCATAATCGCCAACATAGTCCATGGCCCCTGCTAAATAAACTGTAATACTCATACTGGCCAATGATACTCTAAATCTACTGGTTCGTCAAAGTATTCAGAATAATATTCGTAATCTTTTCTTAGGAGATTAGATCTATGTGATCTATGAAACTCATCTTGTCCAAACCAAGTTGGGTAGACTATATTTGAATGGTCTATATTTTCAAACTTCATATTATTGTTATACCCTCTGTCTATCCATTCAAGGATAGTATAGTTTTGATATAACTTTAATGCTTCTTCGTAACCAGTCCACATACGAGTGACAGGGTGGTTGCGCCAACCTTTTGTAGGCGTTCTTTCGAGTAATATATTAAGAACTTGAAATGTTTCAACACGTTGTTTTCCTAACCGACGATAATCTAATACTTTAACTGATTTTACTAAATCTGGATATGGTAAAAATGTTTGCACTGTTATGCTTTCTTGAATTCCTGAAATGTCTTGTCGCCTACGCCAAAGTATTCTCTGGCTAATCCTGCAGTAACTATGTCTGCATTAAGACAAGCTCCTGCTTCGTTCCATACTCTAGCAAGTATTCTTCCATATTTTTCATTTTTATCAAGAATTGTTTCTATTTTAATCTTGTGACCGGCAGCAGTGATCCACTGATCAGTAAACTCTTTAGCGGCAAGGCCCATCTTCTTTTCCTCAAGATTTGTAGTGCGACTCTCTGGGGTATTTACGCCATATAGTCTTACTCTACCTTTTCTAAAAGTATCAAATCCTAGGTCAATAAGAATATCAAATGTATCGCCATCAACTATCTTTTTAACTTCTGCATTATAGATCCATGGGTTTAGTTTTTCTGACATTATAATCTCTTTCTATATATTTTTAATTTTTTCAATTACCCATTTTATCACAGGACTAGCTACTCCGTTTCCACACATCTTATATCTTGTTGAATCAGAATTAACCTTTCCATCAGCTCTGTGTAAAGTGTGATTATCTGGCCAACCCATAAGTCTTTCACATTCTGTTGGCGTAAGACGTCTAACGTAAATTGGATTAGAAGATTCTACAACTAATTTATGTTCTTGAACATATTGATTTCCAACGCCTTTAAAATCTCTTGCACTCAACGTACCAACTATATTGGAAGTTGTTCTATTATCTACTACTAGTGGAACATTGTTTCCACCAGTGCCCATTCTAGCTGGTAGTGTTTGTACTGGTTCTTCGTAAAGTCTTACGTCACCAACTCTTTGAGCATCGAGCATTTGTATGGCTAAGTTCTGTCCTCTACTGGAAGGTACTGCTCCTTCGCCACTTCCTCCAAGGCAACTTGCAACTTCTCTGGAAGGCTCTTGCCCTTGCTTGATACTCTTCTTAGAATTCCCTGCGCTGCTCTCATTGACAGGGAGTACTTTGTCGGGACATCTTGAGGCGATTGTAGGATCAAAGACAGAGAGCAAGTATATTCTTCTTCGTCTTTGGGGGACTCCAAAGTGTTGTGCATCCAACACGGACCACTCGCTGAAACACGCCCCTGCTTCATCCATTTCGTTGAGGACTTGCCCGAAGTCGGCACCTCCGTTGGAAGATAAGGCCCCTGTGACGTTCTCCCAGATTGACCATTTAGGATATTGTCCATTTGATTTTTCTCTCATTTCTTTGATTATTCTTACTGCTTCGTGAAATAGACCTGATTTTTCTCCTTCAAGTCCAGCTCTCTTGCCAGCTACGGAAAGATCTTGGCATGGTGATCCAAAGGTAATTACATCGACAAAAGGAAGATCGTATCCACTTACGCTTTTAATATCACCAAACTTTGGAACGTCTGGCCAATGATAAGAAAGTGTCTGTTGACAATTTTGATCTATCTCTACTTGAAACTTACATTCCATCCCAGTTTGGTCTAATCCTAGATCTATTCCGCCCACCCCAGCAAATAGGGAACCATAAGTTGATATTGACACTATTAGTCTCTTTCTATTCCTATGAAATCGCAAGCTCTACGAAATATATCTCTACTTATGGGAAAGTACTTATCAACTTCGCTAATGCCCTCTCCTGGCTTTGGGCTACTAGCGTGCCAACTATGGCCTATTGATACTGATCCGTCATAGACTACATTATAGCCCAAGTGTCTTGCAAAATACGAACACCATGTCTCTTCATAATAATGTGGCGTTGGCAAAAATGCCCCTGTTGCTTCCGGGTGGATTTGCCTATACTGTTCGTTGTTAGTCATAGCATTCCATACTTCTCTTCTAACAAAATAAGCTGAACCAGAAACTGTTACACAATTAACTCTGTCTTTATATAAAACATCATTAGGGTCATGTTCTTTCCATCCTCTATGCTTAGGTGAAATATTTGTACCAATTATACCAGCATGAGTTATGAAACCATTTTCGTCTCTCTGCTTAGGGCCAAGAATATGGATTTCTGGATTTTGATTAAAAATATTTTCTATTTTAATGCAATCCTCAGAGGTCATCCATACATCACCATTTAAAATACCAATTATATCTCCAGAAGATTTTTCTGCCATCATATTTACAGCAGCAGAGTATCCTATATTTTTTCTTAAAAATAACCTATTGATTAAATATCGATCTTCATTTTCCCTAATCCAAGGGACAAAATCATCAGTTGAATCATTATCGGTTATGTATAAATTCCAGTTTTTTACGAGCGCACCATTTGGACTATTAAGATCTGAATGCAAATTGTCCAAAAATCTTTGCAACAGTGTTCTAGTATTGTGATTTACTACACATAGATCAATCATTTAAGCCACCTACTAACAATTCAAAAGCGTCGTTTGGTGTTAATCCCATATCTACGTATTCGTAATATCTTTGATATATTTCTTCCATTTGATCCTTCTCAAAAAACTCTATTAATCTATTTCCTAATTGTATTGAATCTGCGTCTTGGATAGATCTAGGATCAAAACTTTTTCTTAGTATTGAAATTAAGATGCAAGTACCAATCGCCAAAGCAGAATAGATTAAAAAATCACCACTCTTCTTCATATATATCTCCTGATTTATTTGAGTAGTAAGTTTCCTCACAACATTTTTTTATATTATTAACAACGTCCATCCAAGACTGAGCCTCAGTCGGGTTCTTGCAAGAAAGTGACATTTCATGATATACCCCCATGATATGGTTCATAACCTCTATATCGGCAGTAAAAACCGCTTCTCCTGGATTTAGTTTTACACTTATTTTCTTTTTCTGTGACTGTTTCTTAGTCATCTGTCTTTTTCTTTCTTTTACTCGTTGTTATTATTTCTTCTTCTTTGTCTACCTTGTAAACACATAGGTTGTCAGTGTCTGGTTCAAAAGTAACAAACAATATATTTTTGTCTTCTTCCGTATAACCTTCTGGGGGAGGACTTTCTATTGCTATCTTCTTTGAAGAACAACCATAAACTTGACTATGATTTTTATAAATAACCAAGTAATTTAGCTTTGAAGCTGCCATTATATTTCCATCTCAAATGTTGATACCTTAGCTTTGTTAAGAAAGGTCTTAATGTCTTCCCAATTATTATAGCACTTGTCCGCTATGTAATAAACTTCTTCTATCGTACTATTAGCTATTAATTTTGCGCAAGAAAAACAAGGAGGACCATTTACATATATTTTTTTAGGCTCAGAACTATAATTTGAATGTAACAACGCATTTGCTTCTGCATGGACTGCTATGCAATTGTCGTAATTAGATCCATTGATAGACATCTGCTCTAGTCTAGGACACCCACCATCTTTACAGTGAGGAAAGCCCCTAGGACCACCGTTGTATCCCATGCCAACTATATGATCATACTTGTCGACTAATACAGCAGCATATTGTTTTTTACCACATGTAGAAAAGATAGAGCTAGCTGAACTACACAGCTGAATGTATTGTTTATTTTTATTTGTCATAAGTTTTAAATAGCTATGAGAAAACCAGTAATAAATAATATTAAAACAGTAATTGCTATTAGTATAGCTCTTTGTCTACCATCTTCAGAACGCTGTATAGCTAGGTTTAAAGTAACTGACCAATTGACACATAGGGTGAAGAGTAAAGCTATTAATATATTAATGACCACTGTAAGCGCCAACTAATCTAGACATGGATACTGGATATTTAGGTTGAGACAAAAGATATACTGCTCTTGCATATTTTTGTATCTCGACCTGTGAATCTTCAGCTAATCTTTGATTTAAGAAAAGCGCAACAGATTGCAGACTGCAAGACCATCTATATGTTACATACATACCGTAAGCAGGTAAGAATAATCTAGCTTGTTCTGGTGCAATGCCATTTTCCATAGCCATATTATAGAGCGCTTCACCCTTCATGCAGTATTCTTCTAGCTCTTTATACAGAAGAGATCCCATGAAGAAATCGGCTGGTCCACCAGAACCCTGCTTTTTATCGTCAGGAGCTAAACGCCACTCTTCTGCTTTTGGCAGATAGAACTCTGGATCCATAGTTATGTATCTTCTAGAAGATTCATTCCATGAGTCCATAGTGTGGTCAGAACCGACTACGTACTTCCAGTGCTGTCTAGCTACCATCAAAGGAGCTTTAAACTCAAAGGTTAAAAATGCATGTCTGAAAGGAGACATATGATTTTCTCTAGCCAAGAAATCTATGAGCTTACCGTCTGCTGGGCTCAATTCTTTTTTTTCTTTAGCAAAAGAAGCTCTTGCTGCATTTACAATCGATAAGTCTGTACCCATATGGTCAATTAATCTTACATACCCGTTATCTAAAACTGGTATAAAGTTTTCGTTCTGATCTAATTCAGAAACAAGTTCAGTCTTCATCTTCTTCTTCCTCATCGTCATAAGAGTCAAATTCTATGTCTGAATCAAACTCTAATTCTAATCCTATACTATTCAATTCTATCATATCATCAACGAAATCAATTGATAATTTATAAATTGTAGATAATGTATCTTGCATATCTTCAGTCAAATTAATTGGTGATTCATTAATTATACACATTATAATAGAATTAATTTCTTGACTTAATTCGTTTAATGCATTTAATAATAATATGTTTTCTTTAATTGATTGAAATGCTTCTGTTTTTATAAAAGTATCAAGATCTTCGATATTTGACAATTCCATTATTTCAGAAAATTTTTTATCAAAATCATCTTCTTCACTTCTGTTTGTCAACTTAAACCTCTATTGTTTGTTGTTTTCTTTTATCAATTTAATTTCACATGAGTCAGTAGTACAGTAAGACTCTCCTATAGCATCTGCTGCCATTCCTGCATACACGCCTGAGAAATCAATTGGGAATAACTTCATGGTTCCCTCTTGATTGTACTCATCTTCCGTAATTTGGGTGTATGGCATCTGCAGATACGTGTCATTTCCTGTTGCCAAGAATGATACCGTTTTCAACTGACCATCATACATATGCAATACTGTGCCAACATGTTCTTTTTCCGTTTCAGCATTGAATGAAACAGTTACTGATACTGAGTTATCCGACCAGTATCTTTGAGCAGCTGCCGCAAGAGCTATCTTTTCAAAAATTGTTACATCTTTTTCAGATCTTTTTGCATTTGACTTAATTGGGAAGTAAACAACAGATGTAGTATCCGGTGATTCCGCTGCTGGTTCTACTTTATAGTTAGCCATCTTGAATAGTGGTAACATTGGGTCATCATTAGAAAATCTAATGGTTCTATTGAAGTACTTACCACCTGGCGTCCAGTGAACCCCAGGAGACTCTCCTGCGAGGATTGAGACCGTACCTGATGGTTTAACAGTAGTCATCTTAATGGACTCACGTACGCCCAACCATTCAGAGTAAATATTGTCATATCTTGTAACAGTTTTATAACCTTGATCCATCCATTCACGAAGAACTGGCATACCGTTGATGTCAGCAAAGTCAGCAACACCAGACATTGAAGCACCGATACGGCGATTTCTCTGCATAATAGCATTTGTTTCTTCCCAGTGTGTCGGTAGAAGTGTCACAGTCTTAGCATAAAGATATGCAAACTTAAGAGTACGCTTGAAGTCCTCTAATGAATCATGTCTGCCAAGATAAGTCTCTACCAAAGTACAGCATTCGTATGACTCAAGAGATTGTTCTGCACATGGGTTGAATCCTGCAACTCTGTGGTCTTTGTTATTTGGTGCGTCGGCAAGTCTTCCATATTTACGTGCCATGTCCATCCAGATAACACCTGGTTCACCATTTCTGGAAATTCCATCTACGATTGGAGATAGATCTTGTCCAACAGAAACCTCTACTGAGTTATTAGACATCCATCCCCAACCTGGTGAATTTGGATCATATGAATTACGCTCAGGAAATACCTCTGCATTTTTTAAGTTAAGAAAATCTTGGTCGTCTATTCTTCCAATTAGAAGTTCAGCTGAACGTCTAACGTTTCCAGATACAACGCATACGCCAATGAGGTTACCTATATCAGCTATGTCTTTACGTGTTAGCTTTTCCCCTCCACGTCCGTTGAATATATTCCTAATGGCATTGTGTAGCTTAATCAAAGGAGCTGGGCCAGAAGCGGTTCCGCCAAATGTTTTAATTGGAGCTCCTAATGGTCTAATCAAAGAATAGTCAAACTCAATCGTTTGCTGATCTGGCTTAAGGTAAGAATTTATAAGATCACCAGTAGCTCTTGCCCAGCTTTCTCTATCATCAGTGATTATATCAACTGAAATTGTTTCTTTTGGTTGATGAATAGTAAAATCTTTATCAGCACCTTTGTCATCAAACCCGACACCAACACCAAGCATTGATGCTTCCATTAAGAAGTTGAATGGTTTTGCTGGATTAAACTTTGACATTTCAGACGTACTTACAAAAGCACAGTTTTGCAGTGCTGCTGAGTTTTTATGTACGTTTACAATCTGAGTTCCCATCATCCATAATCCACGTCCTGGTGGAGTCCACTTTAAGTTGAACAAACGATCAAACGCATCCTTTGCGCTAGCTTGAGCCTTAGCATCGTTCCAAGGTAGTCTACTAGATTTACAGTGATCTTTTTGAAGAGAATACATACCGTTAATTACGCGTTCGCAAACATCTACCCAAGTTTCTTTAGTCCCATCTTCTTTCAGACGTGAATATGTTCTCAAGAATGTGATCTCACCAACAGAGTTTCCAGCAGCGTCCTTGTAGCCAAAAGGAGGTTTCTTGCTTCTGTAACCTTCTAAAAAGTCATCGCTAATTCTAAAAGAAAAAATAGATGGAGTTTTATTACTCGTGGTTGTTGTTGGTACGATGTTTTCTTGTGGTAGTGTTTGGTTTTCCATTTCTTCTCCTGGTTATTTTGTATTGATTGTTTTAATAAATTTTGGGTTTAGTTTCTGTAGTTCTAACTGCTTTATTTTATGAATTTGATCATAAGAATAAACGTTGTATATTTCTCTTTCAAAAAAATAACCACTTCTCCAATTGAGGATCTTATTTAAAGAGCTTTTATGATTGCTGAAAATATTTGATATTACTGCTCCACCATAAATTCTTACTAGATTCTGTAGCTTTATTGATATTTCTTTTTTATTACCTTCATTAATTATACCTGCATTTTGAGCTTCAGAGTATAACCAATTGTAAGCTTGTCTGGTTAATGGGGAATAGTCTATCGGATCTATAACCCCTAAACCTAATAAATTCTTCCTATTATTTTGAATTAAGATATCTTTTTTAATCACGTCTTTAAGTAAAGAGAACCAATCTCTTTCCTTTAGCTGCCCCCATGTGGTGCACCAAAAAAGTATAGGGTGAACTGGATCTGGTATTGTAGTCTTTTCGTAAGTTGGAAGTAATAGTGTACAAGATATTATCTTCTTTATTTCTTCTTTTGAAATTTCTTGATTTCTATTTTTGTTCTCCAAGTTTAACCATAGCTGATTAATATGCTTAGCCCAATCACTATCACCTATGTAAACGTTTAAATATTTTTGAGCTGTATCAACTGATAGAGTTCCCTCTTCAATCACGTTTGTCAACTCCTGTAAAGACATATTCAATCCTCTTTATCTTTGTAAAAAGATGTAAAACTGCTGTATAAAAATCGAATCCCGTCCTATATAAATAGGACGGGAGTTCAATGTTGACACCTATAGAGTATATCATAGGCTACTTAATTTGCTTGTCGGGTTAACTGTTATTAAACTTTTTTTTTCTTACTTCTTTTTCAACTAACAAATGTGCAGTTAGCCCAACCCACATTGTTATCGGAATGATTTTCTTTATTGGCTCTTCTGTTAGTCTCCAGAATGCTCTTGTTAAAGTTTCTATCTTTTGACTTCTTATTGCATAGGTATCATATGCAATAATTCCGCCCAGTAGAATTGCCCAAGCCGCTAAACCAGATTTTCTATGATCTTTCTCTAAAATAATTGGATTAGAGTAATAATCACAAAGCTTTTGCAGATGCAACGCCTTTCCATTCTTGGACTTTCTTTCTACCATAATCTCCAACTTCATTTGATTGACCAAATCCTGATGTAAAAACTACAGAGCTAGTAACGCCCTTGTGCTCTTCTGGAATAAAATATCCAAAAGATGATGGTGCTCCTTGTGCTTCTGTTCTTTGGCCATGACCTGTGCTTGCAAATGCTTCTGCTGAAGTAACGCCCTTGAAACGGTACTGTCTAAGCTTGTAGTCATTTTCTCTTTCTTCGTGTCCAAAGGCTGTAGGGAAAGCTTTAGCTCCTGTAATACCCTTGTATTCCATTGGACGGAATCTTGAACCATCGTAGTTAGCACCATCCTGGAATGTTCCAGCTAATGGATGGATGTATAGTGTACCACCAATTCCTGTGAAAAGTTGGGACATAAATACATCACCAGGGAAGTACCCAGTACCTGGTACGTGGTGGTTATCTGGAGAGCCATCAAGAACGTGGCTAGTACTATAAAGGGGGTAGTACGAATATGTTCCAGCACCTTTTACTTTACCAGTCATTGATGTGTATGGGTTTACCATCTCTTTGGTATTTTGACCCTTTAAAACTGGTCTTGGTCCTACGTAAAATGTAGTCATTTAGCTCTCCTTATTGCGATATAATTATAGTGATATAGTAAAATGGAATCTTACTTTTTTAATCTTTAATTGTATTTAATTATTAAATCTGATAAAACAGGAGATGTTCCGTCTCCTAATTGATTTAAAGTTACCTCAACCCATACTGTACTTGAAGCTATAGGATCCTCGCTATAGACGCCAGAGTCTTTATATAGAACCCTGTAGCTAAAGGCTGTAGCCATAAGCTCTGGTGGAACGTTATATATCTTGGGTATAACATCAGTCACTTCATAGATAAGGGTATCTTGAGGGGCGTTAAAGCGTACTATAGTTCTTCCATTTGGCATGAACTTGTCTGCTCTAATATCGAGGTCTGACAGTCCATACGTATATACGTATTTGCCATTTTCTTTAATGTAATTTCTTTGTCTCATGTTAATTCTTATTGCCGTGACTGTTGTTGGCGGCATATAGAAACCTATTGGTCCTGAGTTTAAAATTACATCGGTTCCTGCAACTGACCATCCACCAGGCGGGACCTTTCCAACTGCTTCAGCTACTCCGTCATAATATCTATTAAAGTTAAGAGGCGTCCAACCGTCTGTCTGGGTTAATGTAGGGTTTGAGTTGGATGTATATTCAATAGATAGGATATCAACACCAAATATAGGATAAGGGGTCATGCTAACAAAGTTGCTCTTATCGCTTCCTCCATACGCTGTTGGTATTTTTATGTAGACGTATGTTTGTGCGTTAAGTCCTGATGCGGATTCAGTGATAATGTTTCTCTTCCAAAATTTTTCTGAATTGTCCAAAACTGCGTGATAGATAGGTGTAGTGTCTACCAAAGCACCTGGAGTATCTACGCTGACAAAAGAGTTTTCTATTTTTGATTCAAAAAAATCTGGAACTATTTGTCCTGTAAAATTATTAAAGAACTTTAATTTAGAGTGTGAAGATCCGTCTATCTTAGGAAGGGTTAATATATTATTGATATAGTCAAAGCTTAGCATCTCTGCACTGGATACTGCGTATGAGGTATTCAGTAAGCTGACTGGGTCAAGCTGTGAGTAGTTGTATATAGAGAGCTGCTTTTGTGAAAGAGAGGAGTTTTCTATTGCACCGATTCTATCTTCCATGTCAGATACAGCTTGGGACAAAAATAGGTGATCTTTTAAAACTCGTTCAAAAGCTTCATTTAATTTTTGGTCTATTATCCCAGACCTGTTATAAAGCTGCACTAAATCTTGATAATTTTGTTCTATTTTTAAATTAAAGTCAGAACTATTAACTGGACCATTATACTGTGAAGTTTTTCTTTCTGTATTTATAAACTCTGTCATATAATTTTCCTATTGTCTTTCTAATCTGTTTATCTTAAATCTTAAATTTGCCAAACGAGACGATAAATGGTCCATAGTATGGGCACTTGTTACCGTACTGTAGGACGTTGCATCTTTCCATTTGACATAAAATTCTAGACTATCTTCCAACCCGGAATTAATGTAAAATTTTCTTGATCCGATCATCTTCCAATTTTGTAAAGTTATCGTCTTTTTCTTTATCTAAAATTAATTTAATTTTATTAAGAACATTTATATTTATAGATTCTAATTCTAAATATAATCTTTGGATATCTATATATATTTGGTCCGCAGCTAGATTCTCTCTTTTACTGCTCCTAGGACCCCTATAGTAAGACCTGAACCTTCTAAAAAGGGGTTCTCTAATCTGTTGCGATTTATTAGGATCCTTGTAAGTTGTTGACATTAATTTGACTCCACTTGTGCTTGCTTTAAATAGTAACTATGTTATTCGGTAGCTGAATTATCAGCTATTAAAGAATCGGAAATATCAGCAAATGACTGAGAGTTTTTAAACTTAATTTTATAAGAATTTAAAACTGGAGTCATTAAAGGACTTACGCCTCTAAATAAATCTGCCCTAAACCTTATCTTTGTGATAGGGTTTGGATTATTGCTAAAATAGAATATTCTAGAATTAGACTTAATATTCTTCTTGCTTAGAATTTCCTTATTGCCGAAAACACTATCTATAGTAAATACATTGTCCATTTGACTTCTATTGTATCTTAGCTCCAAAGGGTCCACATATGAATAGTATTGGCTGTATATGATTCCATATCTCATGATGCTTTCTTGATCCATTAAAGAAATAGAACCATAGGCACTATCGCTAGAATCTATAGCTATGCGAATTTTGTTTACCCCTTTTTGCAGTCTCCATTCAATCGTTTCATACTTTTGATTTGATGGAATTGAATATACATTATTATTTATATACAAACCAATATTCCACTTTTCTGATACTTCATCATTTTTAACAAATCTTTGTTTTACTATAATATCATTTGCACAAAAAATATTAAAATTCAAAAGCATGCTGACATTACTTAGGTTTGGTCCTGAAAAAGAAATAGAATCTGCGTTCATCTGATAAGGTGCTAAAGAATAGACTTGTCTAGTATTATCTGTTTTATTTATTAAACTAGTCCACGTAGTCAGACCAGTAGACTCGTTTGCTATATTATTTATTCGAGTAACATAATTTCCTTGAACCGTGTTTATACCCTCAAGTATGTACGAGTTATACGGATTATCATACTTTGGCATTTGTGCCAATCTGTAAACTGGTACTCCTGAATATACTTTTTGTGTTGGATTTTCTGCGTTTATATTTATGACTGCAGAAGCTGTTTGTTCCGGTATTTTACTAATTTGTTTAGTAGAATCAGTTACTACATCTACTACCTGGAGCGTGTTGACTGTTGATCCATTTAAGTTAACAAATGAAGAGAATGTGCTTGATGAATCATATGGTTTGCTTATAGGTGTCCAGGAGAAGTCAAGTATAGACTGCTCAGTCCCTTTGTCTTCTGCTACAAAATAGGTAATAGAACCATTTGCGGTATTAGTTTCTTCTACGTCTATTGCTACGCTATCTATTATTAAGTTACCATTATCTTTAGTGTTTAAAGATATCGGGTTTGATATTAGGGATCCGAATGAATCATAGTATTGGCCGCTTATGTTTACATCTCTTATGCCAAATCTATACTTAAACTTCTTATTAGAAGATAGCTCAGTGTAGTCTGGTTCTGTTTTTACTAAGATAAGATCAATAGAAGAAACATCTCCTGGGGTAAAGCTAAAAGAAAACGTGTCATAGTCATAGGTAGATTTTTTAGACTTTATTTCTGGATTTGAGCCATTGGAATAATTTACCTTAATATAGATATCTACTGGAGAAACTACATTCAATCTTCCTTCAATCTTTGATATATTTACACTCTGCGTTATGGGTATACTGATACTGAGAGTGACTACACCAACTGAATCAAAATCAAATGTTTGGCTCCACTCTGTATTTGTTAACCCATCGAATACAGACCCAAAGAAAGATTCATTTGAGAAAGATTTATTGGAATCTATAATTTGGCGATTAAAAGATAGTGTATATTTAGGGTCGTTAGAGACTATTGAATTACTAGAGACTAAATCAAAAATAGCTGAATTTAATTTTGGTATTGATACATTCTTATTAATTACGTCTAAAAATACAGAAGACAGATTGTAATCTATGCCATTTCCATTTGAAAATGTTTCCGTTACAGAGGCAAAGTATCCGTCTGAATTTTGGTTAGAAAATATAAAATCGTCCACCTTTGCTTCAAGCTGCGTTCTTCTATTTTTTAATTCTTCTAGTCTTTTGTTAAGAGCATTGGTAGTGTCGAAAAGATCATCTGAGTTTTCAAAAATAACATCATATAAGTTTTCTATATTTAACAAAGCGTTGGCCATTTTTTGATTTATTAGATCAACGTTACTAAATGTAGTCGATCTAAAAACTTCTGGATTCATTGGTATTGGAGAACCAGGTGTATATGTAAAAAAATACTTTGAATATAAATCTAATATTTCTTTTTCGGTTGGTTTATATCCTGCAGAAAAGTAATTCTTATATATAGTTTCAAGAAACTTTCTTCTTTGAATTGAGCTTATCGTCATATTTGTTCAACCTTTGCGGATAATTTATAAGAGTGAATTATTGGAGTTGTATTAGAACCATTAGGCTTACTCAACTCTATCTTTACTTTTATTTTTCTAACTTCTTTTGGAATTTGAGGATAGTTAAAATAAGAAACACCTGGGACCTTAACTGATCCTTGAACATTTTCATTAAATGAAAGAACTTCTGGTATATTCAAAAATGGATTTTCTATAGGAGATATAGCTATCCAGTTTTGCCCATCGTCAACAGAAACATAATACTTTAAACTATTTGTTGAGTTTAAAGATGATCTTTCGGAAACGCTGTTTGATACTTCGGAACTAATCATTAAATTCTTAACTGGGTATGGAAAACTAAATGATTTTGAAACTATTTGCGCATTGTTATAATAAACATTATAATGCGCTTCTATTGATCTAAATGCTATAGACCACTTCTTAGCATCATATATTTCCCAACTTTTTTGGAGTTGAATCTGTTGCCTATAGGCGGTATTGGATAGATCGTCTGTAATTTTCTGTGTTGTAATATTTAAAAAATACGCGGGGTTCCAAGCATAACCGTTGCTTTGTCTAGACCAAAGTGGGTTAGTGGTGAACTGTGTTCCAATCCATCTAATTGCCGACTCTGCTTCGGTTAAAGAGTCATACCTAAAAGCATTAGCTATAGATAGGGTTGGAAGATAATTGGTATCAGTTTGTAGTAAATATTGATTTACGCTAGAATTAACGTTATTAGTTAATCCTTGCCAGTAATAGGAAACTAAATTTGGAGTTGCCCACTGAGCCACGTTATGAGGAGGGGTGGCATGGCCTTCGTACTGGTTGTATTTAACAATATACTTATCTTGGAACGTATGAGGTATCGTACCAGACAAGGAGACTGCTGTTCTATTTATATTGTTATTGGCCTTAAACTCATTTGGATTTTGTACCCTAGGTATTAGGGAAATAAGATTATAATTAACCCCTTCATAACCTAAAGAGTATAGTGTTTCTGGGTTAAATCTAGACTGACCTCTTAATGGCCCTGTAGTGTCTGCGGTTGGTTTCCAAAAAAGATGTTTTACTTTAACGTTATTAAAGGTATTTTCTTCAAAGTATATTTTTATTTCTCTAGTGTTTACATCTTGAAATTCTACTATAGCTTTATCATAAAAATAATTTTTTATAGCCTGCATACTTTGAGGGACTATGGTGGATCCTATATATATATCTTCAGGTAATAGCTCCACTAAAGTATTGGTATCATGTGACCTAGCTGTTATTCTGGTTACCTTCAACTCTGGATAAAGATTTTCTTCAGGACCAAAATATGGATGAATCATTAAGGAGTTAACCTTTTTAGGTTTAGTGCTAGACAAAACCATGGTTAATTTTAAAGGTTCTGTTTCATTATGATCAGCCCAAGAAGAGTACGTCGTAACGTCTTTCCCTTCAACTTTTTCATTTTTTGAATATAAAAATTCAAAATCTTTTGAACCATTAGCTAATCTAGTAGGCTTCGATATGTTTATAGATTCATACTCAAAAATTGTTAATGGACTTTGGTCTACTATATTTTGCAATAAACCAGAAGTTGGATTATTCTCCCAATAAAATTTATAGTTTTCGCTTTCACCGCCTGAGGCATAGACGGCATGGTTGTTTCCTATGAATCCATTTGAACTTTCTTGATCGATTGATATATTATCTACTAACCAGTCTATAGAGCTTGCAACTGGTAATTTTGCAGATCCGCCATTTATATATGCCATTCTATTAGATTGAACAGCTCCTATCTCAACAAAATCTAAATTATCAAAAGAATCACCAGTGTAATATAGGTCATTGCCTGGACTATTTGAATACAATTGAAGAATAGATGTTTTTGATTTAATTCTATTTGTAAAACTTATTTCCTTATCTATCTCTGAATTGAATAAATTATACAAGGAAGATATTTGTGCGCTTTGATAATCTAACTGCTTTGCTATTAAATTTAAATCATCAGATATTGTTTTACTGAATTCATTGAACTTATCTGAAGATGTTGGTTCTCCCTTTATATAGGGTTCATATTTGGAAAATTGAAAACCAGAATATTTATTAACATCAGAAATAATGTTTTGATATTCTTCAGCCATTTCTTGATATGTAGAAAATTTATTATTGTTGAATTTAATTAAAAATGATTGTATTTTTTTGATTAATTGATCATAAAATACTGTGTTAAAAGATAGTTGAGCCATTTTATTATATTCCTAGCATTCTTTCAGAAAGTGGATCTAGATTATTTGTTTTCATTTTTATAACTACATTATCTACAGATCCAGCTGAAATAATATTTTTATAGTTATTTCTAATAATTAATCTGAATCTCATTTTATTATTTATATAATTATAAATAACATTGAATGGTTGAGTTATTGGTTTACTAAAAATTAATTCTTTACCATGTTGATAAAAAAGAGTTTCTGATGTTTCATAAAAAGAAGCTTTGTCAAAATTTCCTCTAATATAATTAGTTAAATTAATAGCAAAAGATCCATCTTTCATCTTTACTGATATAGGACTATATGATAAATTATTTAATGTGTTAACTGTTCCAAATCTACTGTTATAGCTTGCTGAAGTTAATTTAGTATAATCTATATAAGGGATTTTCTCTAGCTTTACTGAATTATTAGAATTAGTTTTAATAAAGTATTCACCTTGAGAGTTATCAGAAGCAGCAAGAGATATGGGCGTATCAGAATATAAAACGCTCATATCTATATAGTCTTGTGAATAATTATCTTTATCTAAATCATATTCTGCTACATATATACTGTTTTCGTTAAAATTATTGACTAAAACATTAGAAGAAGATACGTTTACTGTATACCCGTTAGGATTTAATAGAGAACCATTTTCATAAACTCTAATATTTGAAGATTTAGAATGAAATCTTAATTTAGCAGTTTTTGTATTCCTATTAAAAAATAACACTTCACTTTCTATCTTTGTTGAGCCAAAAGGAACTATTGCTATCCAATCTGATTCTTGATTTGGATTTTCTTTAAAACAAAAAGATAATTCATATGAATTTATATTCTTTAAATCTACTACACTGTAGTTTACAGGGCTATTGTCATCATAGTTAATTTTAGCTTTTAATCCAAGAATTTTTCCATCAACTGGTATCTTTTTACTAATAAAAATAGCTTTGTTATTAACAGCAGAACTACTGTTGGCATTTAAGATTGTTTTAAAAAATTGTATTGACTTTATAGAAAAATTATATTGATAAGTATTAACAGTATCTGCAACGGAAGTGATTCCCCCATCAGTGTTGAATGATAATCCAGGTATTATCGGATCTGCGTCGTTTTGCGTCATTCTATCTGAAAAATTAGAGTTACGCTCTGGTGTAAAACCTGGGTTAGTCATAGTTGATAGTCGTCCAGAGTTTGATATATTTCTATTATCTTTAAACATTGTATTGTTTATAGCATTAAATCTAGATCCTAAAACGTGAGAAATAATAGATTCAACCATTCTGGATAATGGAGATACGTTTCTTATTCTATTTTCAGTATAAATATCTTGGAATGATTTTTTATCATTAGAAAATGATGAGTAGATACTCATATCCTTTATGCTTGATTGTACGGGATACTTATATGAATAATATTCGTTTATGCTTGTAGTGTTTCTTTTAGCTTCGTCAATTGAAGTGCTATTTCTGAAGAATGTAAGAACAAGATCCTGTAATTGATTATGGTCTTTTCTTTTAGAATCTCTAATATTTTTTACAATAGAATCCATGTTTCTTGATATTAATTCATTTTCTGACGAAGTTTTTTCCGTTTTAGTATAAGTGTCTTGGTTTAAGACAAATATTATTTTACTTACTTTTGTAAGTGGCATATTTAAAGTAAAACCATTTTTAATGTCTACTGCTGAATTCAATAACAGAGTAGTCTGATAGTTTGCGGATTGTTGTGCGGCATTTGAGGCAACGGAGCTGACACTAGACAGGGGTGACAGTATGGCGACTTGCATGACCTTTACCCCGGCACTGGCGTTAGGGTTTATCTTTATTACATCCATCTCAGTTGGCTTGTTCAAGGATACTTCCATTACCACTTTAGCACCTAAGATATAGGAGTAGTCATATTTAACATATTTTTCTATGTCTACAGGAAGAGTCGATAATATAGATGGAGACTTAATGGATACGCTCCAAACTTTTGATCCTTTATCTTCAAATAACTTTGATGGATCAGAAGATGAAGAAATGCTTTGGTCATAGTTTGTTTTTAAATTAACTGATTTTATTAAACCAATTGAATTTATAGGGGTAACGGCAGATCCAATCTTTAATTTTGAACTATTTTGATCAATATAAAAGCCACCGTTAGAAAGATTTATTCCATCTCTGTCAGGGTATACTACTGGAGTATCGTCATATTCGTTGGAATATAGTGCGTTATCAAAGTTTTCCATGTATGAGTAATTATATAAATCATCTTTACCAGAAATAAAATCATAATTATTTATAAAGTTTTCTAAATAAGAAATGTCGTTTTCAACCTTAGCTATCTTAGACAGCATTATCTCCATAAGTGAGTTGGATAAAACGCTCACCCCATTAGCAGCTTGATAATATCTATTAAATCTAAGTTCTAAGTCTCTAAATAAATCTACAAAAACTTCTGAATTAATTGGACTTAATGGTTTGATTACAGAAGGAGAATAGTCAGATCCGTGCAGAAAAATTTGCAACGCTTTTAATTAGCTCTGCAACTTGTGCTTTATCTGCTTTAACCTCTTTAATTAAAGAACCTATAGTCTTTTTTGATCTAGTTGCAAATGCACTTATTGTTGATGGTAAAGAATTTATCATTTTAAATTACACCCCAATCATTTCCGTCCATATCTTGCAACTGATAAGCTACACCAGCTGTTAAGTTTCTTTCTATTATACTATATATTTCTTCTTCAATTTCAAAATTATTGATAACTTCTCTTGGTAATCTTATGATTATAAATCCACCCTTAGGGTACGACTGCCTCATAGGAGGATATACATCCCAAAAAGATATAGCCTCTTTTACATCTTTAATTATTTGATATATCCCAATGTTTGAATATGTATTGGAAGAATTAAACTTTTCAGACTTAATTCCCCCTCCTCTTATTCTTAAATCCTGCAAAGTTGTGCTATTGCTAGTAAAAGGATTAGTTGTATGTATAAGAGCTATTGGGAGGGCAAATGGGTCAAAATTAACAGAATCGTACGGATTAAATATCGAGTTGTCATATGTAAAGTTAATTGCACTGCCGTAATCATATTCTGAAACATGCTTCCAAGAATAACTTTGTACTGAACTATCTTTATAGTAAATGCTAACTGGCTTGATATATATATATAAAGCTTTATCTGGTTCTATTATGTCTCTGTTTAAAAATGGATTTATAGGTATAGGATTTCCGTCTACTTGTTTTAGTGGTATCCCGTTAGACTTTGATGTATAAGATACTTTTATTAAATTATTATCAGAAGGAACTATTGTTGAAGTAAAGTCTATAAAACCATTCTCTGCATCAACGTTTCTTATAAGGTCTGAGGATATTCTTGTCCATGGACCAGAAATAGAATCTCTTTTATACACATTAACCAAAGTACTAAAAAGACCCATTTTTGAATAAGAAGGTTCATTGATCACTGCGATTGGTGCATTGATTAATTTAATTCTTTTATTTGAAATAATAATAGGAAATTCATCTTTAATATCAATATATGGTCTTCCTAAAAATTCAGACCACGCTATATTTGAAAGATTTAAAGTAGAGTAGTTTGCTCTTAATGTTCTTCTTTTATATTTTTGCAACCAATTAACCCAACCAAATGATGGATCTATCACTAAATCTCTAGTAAAAGCACCAGAAGACACATGAAGTGGCCATTGTTCGTACTTTGGAATATCTGACGGTATTGATGTCACTTTAATCTTTGTAGTGTTTTCATACTTAGCTGAATATATAGGGTAAGCAGCTTTAAGCGGTATTCTTACTGGAGTGACAGTGTTATAGTTTCTTGGGCCGAAAAAGTCTATTGATGAACCAAGATTTCCATCTGCATCAACAGCTATGATCCCTATGTATATATTATTTGGGCCTCTGTTTTGATAGTCTATATAATGAAGTATAGATCCTAAAAATTCTTTTCTTTGATTATCGTAAAAACCGTATACAATACCATTATTTTGCGCTGTTGAGTTTTCAAGAACAAAGGCACCGTAATCTATATTTGTCTCTTGTTGGTCTAATTGAGAAGGAGTAAAGGTTGGAACGCTAATCCCAATAGGCTTTCCAGAATAAGCAGGATCGTCGCTTGGCTGACATAATAGCAGTAATCCATCGAGTACTGTAATGGATTTTTTAGCTGTTTTTATCTTCGAATTATCTTGTTTCAATAGCCAATAATTGCTAATTGTATTCGGAGTTGTTTTTACTATATTGGAATTAGTATACAAAAGAGCATTCGTGGAAAGCGTTATCGAATTACCTACAACAGAACTACCTACAAGACTTCCAGAAATTACGTTACCATTTGAAGAAATTGAACTAATTGCAAATGAACTTGGAACTAGATTGTAATTATTTAATGAGGTATAGTCTATTGTTATTTGATCATTAATAGTGGTGTTGCTATCTACTTCGTTCGTATGAGGTGCAAGTGTTCTTTTCGCAGAAAAGTCTATTGTAGTGCCAGTAAGCGATTCCGTTCTTGTTGTTCCGTCATATTGGGTATACGTTATAGAAACAGGAGAAACTGAATAGGCTGTTGAGTTTCTTCCAGATAGATTAATGGTCTTAGTAGTATTAGTACTTACTCCATTTTCGGTTCCAGAAATAGCAAACTTCATAGTAAAAGATTCATTATCTATAGCGTATGACTTTGTTTCATCGGCGGTAGAATTGCCGTAACTTATATTAAAATCTACATTGTTTAATGATATGCCCTCAGCATCAGGGCCATATATACCACCTAATTGTCCACCTAAAACTTCTATTCCAAACCAAGTATAATTTAAATAATTTTTTCCATTAACAACAGTAATAGGTATTTCTATTGGATTTTCAGAATATGATCTTGGTCCACTTATTAATGTTGCACTACCTAAATCTGGACCGTCAAAATCTGGACCACTGTTAGTGTCCCTACCTCCAGGGTCGACTATGTTTTTGCCATCATCTTTGTATGCAACTATTTTATTAATCTTTATACCTTTATATTTACTTGCAGAAGGAAATTTACCAGGAGTAATTCTTATGGAGTTAATAACTAAGTTATTCCTATCTGATGGTTTTGATGTGTTAAACTCAGAAGGAACTCTAACAAAAAAAATGTCTTTTATTGTACCTTTTGGACCATCTTTTTTTGAACCAGAAAAACTTATTCTTCTATAATCACCATCTGAAGTATTTAATTCATCAAGATCAGGATTATGATGTTCAGATATATATTTGATTACTTCTACGTCTGCTTTTCGTATAGCTTTAACTACTGCATCAAATTTTTCTCTATTGTTTTGATATAAATCTTTCCATACTTTAATTAAATATGATTTAGTTTCGCTATCTACTCCTCCATCGGTATATATCTCACCTTTTTTAGTTTGAAAAATTGATAAAAAATATTTAGTCTGCCTGCCGTATATTCCATCTATCTTAATCTTTTTTATCTCATCTATACCACTATTGGCAAGAGTGTATTGAATATACTTTACATATTCACCTGTTTTTCTGTCTTCAGGATCAGTACCGTATTGAAGGTAGTATTTATTTATCTCAATGTCTCCACTGTAAAAAAAGTTATTTCTTATTGATTCTATTCTTCTTTGTGGATCAGCAATTGCTTTAATCTTTTTTCTAGCTTTATCATTAGCATCTACATCTGAATAACCATCAGATAGATTATAGTATTGCGTTATTAGATTAGTGTAGCCTTTAACTGTTCTTGTCGCACTGTGTGTAGCTGTTCCGATGGCTGTCATTTCAGCTGCCCATCGAACATCTAGTGATGTTGGACTTTCTGAAGATTGTACATAAGAACTAAATGTATTAAAATTAAAATCATAATTTTTATATGTTGCTGGTGTTAATTTGTTGGAAAAATTATCAGAAGAAACATCACTGCTTCTATTAATAACTTTTTCCTTAATTATATGAGGACCAAAACCACCAGGAATTACAAAAGGAAGAGAGGTAGAATCAGTATATGCATAAGCGTGTGCGGCATATTGAGTAGGCGGTACTTTATATAGCTTATAAGAAGTTGGTATGTCACTTAAATCTCCAGTTAGATGATCGTTATTAACTAGCTGGTTATTAGCTATATTAACATCTGGATTTGTTACTTCTATAAATATTTGTAGATTAGACAAATCTATATCTTGAGCTAGAATACTGTATGAATCGGGTATTGTATCGTAGCAAATTTTCTTATAATAATCTAATATTGAACCATACGAAGATGTTAAATTTTTAGAGTATTTTGTAACTCCAGCCCCGGCAGTATTGAAAAGAGAATCTTGGATCTGCGTAT